AGGCGCAATCACCATCACCTAATCAGGAGCACCCATGTCAATCCGAGAACAACTACTTGCGCTCAAGATCCAAACCGCAACTGTAAAGATTGCTGGCATTGAAGGATTAGTTTCCCTGCGTGGGTTAACGGCCTCGGAACGGGATTCATGGGAGCAATATGTTTATTCGGAGAGAGATAAAAAAATGGGCGTAAAAAATATCAGGGCCAGTCTTGTCGTCAGATCGTTAGTCGACGAGATTGGCTCTCGATTGTTCACGGATTCCGAAATGGATCAAGTCGGATCAATGCCCGCAAGCGTGATTGATAAATTGTACGAGCACTGCCAGCGCCTTTCAGGACTTGGAGCAAAAGACGCTGAGGAACTCGAGGGAAACTGAGAAGCCGCGGTGTAAGGTTCTTTATGTTTACGCTTGCGGCTGAGTTGAAAATGACAGTTGCGGAACTAGGAGATCGAATGTCGTCACGAGAACTCCAAGAATGGATCGCATATCAGGGCATCGTCGGATGCCTTGATTCACGCCAACGCGGCGATCTAGCCGCAGGCATTGTCGCATCGACTGTCGCAAATGCGCATAGGTCGAGTCAATCCCGATCGTTCACGCCACAAGATTTCATGGCTTATGTTGAAAAACCAAAAATAGATCCGAGTAATTCATTGAAAAAATTGAAGCGTCAAATGGGAGTTAAGTAATGGCAAATGTAGGATCTTTCGTTGTCAATACTTACATGAACAACGACAACTTCTTGGCGGGAGTGAAATCTGCGACCGTTGGCGCAAAGAAGATGGAAACTGGAATTATTGATTCATTCAATCGAATCAATGAGAAGCAATTAAAGAACTTTATGACCTCTGGCTTGAAATCGGTTGGAGTCATTGGAGCAATCGAAACAGGACAGCAGATCATGCTCGCCACCATCAAAGGCATGAAAGATGGAAGCGTCAAAGGCCTTGGCGATTTTGGAATGGTTGCTGCCAAAGCGGTCACATCCGTCATTGAAGGACTGCCAGTGCTTGGAACTTTTATGCAAATCGGAACAGAGATTGGAACATGGGTGGCTGGAATTGATCAATTAGACGAAGCAGCAAAACGAGCAAGTAAAAATTTTGACGGTTTGAAATTCACTTTAGATTCTATTAAAAGAGGCAATGAAATTGGAGATGTTGCAATTCAATCAGCAGCGGACAAAAACACACAGTTTTCAATGTCCGAAGATGAAATTTCAAATAATAAAGTTCTCGCTCAAATGCAAGCGGAGTATTTAAAAGCAAATCAGACATATATCAAAACATTGGAAGACCAACAGAGGCTTAAAGGTCGAGATATAACAGATACTCAATTTAGACAAAATTTAACTGCTCAGATCAACAAGATGGAAGATCAGCAAAGAAAGACAATGCAAGAAACTCTTGCAACTTTGCAAACATCTCAAGAAGAATATAATTCTAAACTAGCAGAGCAAAATGATCTTTTGGAATGGTTCAGTGACATGACCAAAGAGATCGAAGACGACGAAAAAAAGAAAAATGATCTTCTCAAGGAAAGAATTAAATTTCAAGAAGACTCCAACAAGGAAGCACTTGACGGTCAGAACGATCTAGCCAAAGCAAAACAAGCCTACGCTGAGACTGAAGCAGCACTCAATGCGCAGGCTGCTGGCACATCAAATGTGCAGGGTTTAAGCACCGCTATTGGATCAATAAAAGTCGCAGGGTCGACTGACTTCTCTATCGAGAAGCAAATGGACATCGCCAAGCAACAACTCAACGCAACCGAATTGCACACCGACATCTTGCAAGAGATCGCAGACTCTCTCAATGCGATGGGAGGCACTACATAATGACTCTTCAATGGATCAAGCAATCACGCTCGGCAACATTTGACCGTGGCAAGTGGAGTGGAACGCAAAACTATCTTGTGCGTGATGATGCGGATGCATCCATCAATGTTTACACAATCGCATCTGGCGCAAGCACATACGAGCCATTTGGCGCGGGTGACGACACGACGATGGCGACATACATGCGTTTCGTATCGGCGACATACACGCCAGTCGCTGACGGCATGGATAAGATTTGGTCTGCCGTATTCACCTATGAATCGACAATGGGCGACGGCGTGAATGTTGTTACGGCAGATGTGAAGACCGAGACGGAGGTTGGGTTCACATCGATTGAAACCAACATCCGCGAGGAGGCGATTGACATTTGGCGCACAGGCACGACAGTGCCATCGGGCGGAACGCAAAACGATAACGATATTGGTGGAACAAAATCAGATTCTGCTGGCGAACCCATCTCGTTTCTGTTGCCAATCGCAAGTATTTCAATCAGAAATGTGATCTATGGTCGACCTCAATATGCAACGATTATGGCAATAGCAGGCAAAAGAAATAGCGCCTCTTTTGTATTTGGAGCGACTGGCAACACATTTACTTGCGAAACAGGGACTCTAGTTTTTACAGGCGCAAGCACGAGCCGAACAGGCCCGAATGTGTATGAGATCAACTATCAATTCAACTACGACCCGACGCTCTATCACATGCGACAGATTGCAATGCGGGATCTGAAGGGCGTGAAGACAAGTAGACCAACACCTGGCTCTCCAGTCAGCGCAACAAATGTCGAAACTGCTTCTGTAGTTTTTTGGCGACAGCCGTTCCCATCCACAACCCTATTCTCAGTCCTTGGAATCGTGAGTACATAATGGATCTTAAGCCGAACATCAAAAGCGGGTTCGGGCCAATCACTACACGCGGTTGGAACAAGATCTCATCCAAGGCGAACGAGCGCACGCGCACGGATTCGACAAGTTCATTCATTGATCGCCACCCATTCTTCATTGCTAAAATCACAGCGTCGACCGCAGTTATTTCAGGTCGGAGATGGAAATATGAGTGGTCTGAAGGCACGCTTGACGCATCTGATTTGTTTGCAGTTGTCAGCGGATCGTCCTACACATTCACAAATACAGGCGACTACGCGTACAACACATGCGAGGCGTTGCAACAGGCGAGCGGAAGCCAAAATGGCCCTGGCATTACGCATGCAAACATCCCTGCGGGATACACGCTCCAACCGATTGCAGTCGGAACTTATGTCCACATGTTCGTGGATCGATCAGCCAATTCAAATATCATTTTCACATTTTCGATGGCCAACGCCATCGACGGAACCTGCGCATAATGGCACCTCCCAAGAAGCCATCTTTAACACCATTGCAGACGGCTGTGCTCGTCGGGCAACTGATCGGCATCTTGATTGCGCTCGGGCTGTACGCCGTCGACCTAGGTCGCAGGGATGCGACTCTCACACGCATCGCAAGCGACACGCAAGAACTGCGGGTCATCGCAGCCGACCTCACCAAGGCTGTCATACGCGGCCAAGCAATCGAACAACAACACACAGAATCAATCGCCGCGTTGGCATTGCGAATAGAAAAGTTGACTACTAAATAATGGAGGACACATGGAATTTCTTTCTCAGGCTCTCGGCACTACTTTCTTTGGGTGCCTTTTACTTTTGGTTGGCTGGCTCGCGGGTTCGGTCTTCGGATTCAACGAGGTCAAAGCCAAGTGGTTCGACAAGCGATAATCCTCGCCGTCCTCACAGCGGGCTGCTCGGCGACCAAGGAGATCGCCTCCAGCGCCAGCGTCGCCGCAAGCGCAGCACACTCAATCTCTGAGCGTGCAGGGTTCATTGCGGCAAACTCCAGTCAGCCCGAGATTGTGGCTGCGGCTGTCGTCATCAAAGGCGACACTGCTGTGATTCTGCATGAGGTTGCGCAGATCTCCACGGCCGTGGCGGGAGTGAAAGACATAGTGCCATTTTGGGGTCTTGTTCAGTGGGCGCTAGGAGCAGTCGTTGCGGTGGCTCTGGTGGTGCTTCTTTTTCAGACTGGAATCGGGACAGCGATTCGACTTGCCATCGGATGGATTCCGCGCAGGAAGCAGATGGACGCAGACCTAGCGCGGCAAGCGATGAGCGATCAAGACCCAACAACGATGCGGGAATATGTGGCGGCGCGGCGGGCGAGTGATCCGCTATTTGCTGCCGCTTGGAAAGAGGGGGCGAAGTGAGTTTGATGATGGCGGCTTGCTGTTGCGGGCAGTGTGAATGCGATACCCAAAAATGTTGGAATTGGTATTTAATTAAACACAAAATTACATGGCGTGGATGTGATGAATTTGATTGCTGCGCTGGACTTGTTGAATATCGATCTGGTATTTATTTCACAAATTCATGCTCGCCACCAACTGCCGCCGCCGTTCTTGCTTTGTATAAAGCAGGTTCAATTCCAAATTGCCCCGCAGAAGTAGATATTCCTTGCCCTGAGTTTGGTGGTTTTTGCGAAGGTTTTACAACTGAATATGAATCTTGCCAACTTATACTTTCAGCACAACAAACAGTCTGCACGCAAACTTTTTCTTTTCCAAGTATCGGGCCGTTTATTAATGAATTTGGAAGTTATCCATCAGGAATTTCATTTACAGCAGGCATAGACATGCCAAGTGGCGTGGCTTCTGGAGGTTTTAGTTATGAGGTGTTTGGTCTTTATTTTGGTGATTCGGGATATACAACTCATCGATATAAAGCAACTGGATTTCCCGACCCTAATTGTGGTACTGACTTTGACTACAGCACATATGGCGTAACAATTATTATTCCGCCATGCGTTGTAAACGCACCCGCAGGTTGTTGCCCATGAGCGACGCAGGGAAATATGTAGGTGCTGAAATTAAGCACGCCACCCAAGGCCCCGCCAGCGAAGCCGACGCGTCGGCGCGACTTGCGATTTGCATGGCTTGCGAAAATCGGGCTGTGGAATACAAGGGGCAAACCGACGCAGGACAAGTGGGTTGGTGTACTCGTTGTGGCTGTGGGAGCAACCCGCGTGCTTTGCTCACCGTGAAGGTGACGCTTGCGGGCGTTGAATGCCCGCTCGCCAAGTGGGGCAAGGTCGAAGGCACTGGCGCAAGCGTCGCCAGCGCGGTGGACGCGGTGGCGGGCGTGGCGAAAAGCATCATCCACAAGTTGAGTGGCGGCTAAACCTAGCGTATTCCTGCGTAAATGTGCCACTTGACATATTCTTCTGGATGTGCAACACTTCTTGCATGTCTAGGTCACTCATCAATTCTAATTCTGCGGCATCAAGTCCTGCTACTGCATGTGACCTAGACATTCAGTGTGGTAGTGGGACTTTTTGCCGCAATCTTTCTAGGAGATTTGTAATGAAGAATGAAAGCAAAGTAATTAGTTTTGGAAATGTTATTTTTGATATGCCAGCAAGCATGAAAGTAACAAAAGAGCAGATTGGAAAATCAATCTTGAATTGTTTAGATGCCGCGCAACTGCGTGCGGAACGACGAGAACTCGCAAATTTTAATGCATACGCAAAACGAAAAGCAGCAAAGAAAGCAGGTCGCTAATGAAGACTGAAAAAGAATTATGGTGGGATCGTGCGGAGGATGTCGTGCTTGCGGGTTATCGCCTGCAATCACTCGCCCTGCGAATTGATAAAGAGAAACCCGATGCGGCTAAGTCGCTGCGCTCGGGTGCAATGTGCATCAGACTTGTAATCAGTTGCCGATTTGGTGATGTCATTCGATTGCTTGATCCACATCGAGAAGCAACTCCAAGCGATGTAATGACCGCTTGCGAGACTGTTTTGTCGGGTGATCGTGCAAAGGTTACAGAAGAGCCGCTAGTAAAACTCGGTCAAGGCGATATGGTTCGTGAGATCCTCGAGAGCGATCTTGTGAACGAGGTCAAGACAGGATCGTGGATGCACAGAGCGGTCGCCGCGTGGCGAAGCATGCGGGGTGTTTCATGAGTATGCGCCTACAAGATTGCATTATTGAGAACCTGCCTGCGCAGGCTTACCACAGCGACGAGGCGGTCGGGTCTTCACTCATTCGCAAGTTGCAGACGAGCACACCGATGCATGCAAAGGCGATGATGGAGACTCCGATGTCTTCGCCCGCGCTGGCGTTGGGCACGGCTCTACATGCAGCAATGCTCGAGCCTGAGAACGATTTAGCGCAGGCTATCGTTCAACCCGATATTGATAAGCGTACAAAATTGGGGAAAGAGGAGCATGCGGCTTTTGTTTTAGCCAATTCTGGTCGTTGCA